CCGGTATTGCTTCATCTACTGTTGACGTGATCAATACTGATGCATTGGCATTACAGGCTTGGGTAAATGCCTTCGCTACTGAAAAGATTCTGATTGATGGTGTGTTCCTGGAAGGGAAGGCAAAAGCTGCTAATGCGGATTTTCATAATACCGGTACTGATCTATTCGATTTGCGTACGCTTGCAGCTCCTAATATCAGCGTAGTTGATATGCATGACCCTGCTCAGGCTTCTTTGAATGTTGCTTATGCAACTCATGGTGCTGTGGGTACTGTGTTGGGTTCTGTAGCTGTACGCAAAGTGCATGAAGACTTAGGTTCTGTAAATATTGAAAATAAGCCGTCGGCTAAAAAGGGAAATGAAGCTTTTTCAATAGCCGATGCAACCCTTGGAAAATGGACTAGTGCGGCTTTGAGTGATGGGACTTTGTTTTCGGCATTGTCAGGGGCTCAACAAACTTCGTTGAGTAATAAAGGATATATCTACGTCGGTAAATTTGAGCAATACGATGGTTGGTATTTGTCCGGTTGTCCAACGGCAGTTGAAGCAACAAGCGATTATGCTTTCTTTAATTTCAACTGTATCTGGAATAAGGCTGCACGAATCATTCGTACTACTCTGATTCCGCTTGTACGGTCGAAAGTTCCTAAAGAAACTGATGGTACAATTAAAACAACATGGATTAGTGGTACACAACAAAAAGTAGTTGATAAATTGACTGCAAGTATGGTGAATATTGGTAATGCTGATGCTGTTGACGTGTATATCAATCCGACTCAAAATGTAAACGCGCAAACGCCTATGGCTGTAACTGCACAGGTACAGGTAGGTGATATTGTTCACGAATTCAATGTCGATTTAGGTTTAACTTCTAAAATTTCATAATCATGACTGATACTAAAAAATATACAACCATTGTAAATAAGTTCGGTTTGATGGCCGGATGGAATGCATTGACCGTAAATCTTCTGGGTCGTGATGTGGAAGGTATAACCGAATTGAGCTATGATGACACCATGGAAATGGAAGGTGCTCGCGGTGCAGGGATGTTCTTTGTCGGTTACGGTGAAGGTAACTATGAAGCTAAATGCTCCATAACCCTTTTCAAAGAAGAATGGGACGCTATTCAGGCAGCATTGCCAAAAGGGGCTTCAATTACCGATGTTCCACCATTTAATATCATTGCTGAGTATGAACGTGATCGTGTAAAAACTACCGATATCATTCCGTATTGCAAGTTTAAAGGTCGCGGCGTAGCTGTAAAGCAGGGTGACAAGACTATTGCTTACAAATGCGATTTAGCTGTGTTTGGTAAAATTGCCTGGAACGTATAAGAACCCCTAAAGGGAAATAAGAAACCGTATCCGGCGGAATTAAGACGAATGCGTCAGCCGTCCGGATACGTTTAAACAGTATTTAAGCTATTGATTTTACAACAAAATTTTACGATTATGAAAGGACATTTTAAATTCAAATTATTGCTTTTGGTGGCTGTTATGGCTACTTTATTTTTCTCGTTTGGTAACGCCCAGGCGTGTAGTACGGTAATGCATTATGCACAACATATTTCGCCCAAACATATGGTAGAAGCTGCTGCTTCGTTTGCTGTCGTACCGTTAGCAAGCTATGTAAAGGATAATTGCACTATTTCAGTCAAAGAACTTGGTGATCTGACATCTCAATTTGGTAAACTAAAGATTCTTACCGTGGTGTTGGAGGCTCCAACTTATGATGAATCAGGCACTTTGATAGAACCAGGAGAGTTTTATAGTTATGCAGTTAAACGTCCAGACCCAGGTACCATTAAAATGATGATGAATTATGCTAAATCCGGTAAGACTGACGAATATATTGAAGCATTCATAAAGAACCTGATAGTAGGTGGAGATGTGGAGGCTCTTAAGACCAACGGTTTGGTTTATTTAGGGCTTGCTTCGGAGGTTGATAATTTCCTGAAGCCATACGGAAGTTTTTTAGACAAAGCATAAGGCGCGAACAAATACAAGATGATGATTTAATCAGTCAGGTCGATGCCATAATCAGGCACGAATACGGCATCGACCCTGATACAATCACGTTTGACAAGTGGTGTAAGCTTTATGCTGAATGGCAATATATCACCAAAGTAAACCACGCAAACCAAAAGGCTGCCCTAATCGATGCTGCAGCTGAAATTCTCAACGCAATAAACAGTAATGTCAGCACAAACAACCAGTTGGATACTTGAATTAGTTGATCATATTTCTTCACCTATGAAGAATGTGGTTACTCATTCAGTCAATGCGGCAAAAGGAGTTGAAAAAGTTGGTACTGAAGTAAACGGTTTAGCGGGTAAGATGAATGGAATCGCTAATCTTCCAGGAAAGATTTTAGGCGGTTTGGGGATTGGTTTCGGAATGTTTCAGTTCATCTCTATGATGGACAAAGGCATTGAAAAAGCTCACGAATTACATGCAGCTGAAGCGCAAATTGAAGCCGGTCTAAAGAGTACCGGTTATGCTGCAGGAATGACCATGCAAAGTATTGGAGATATTGCAAAACAAATCAGCTCAAATTCAAAATTGAGTAGAACTGATTTATTATCCATGCAGTCTATCCTGGTTACATTTCCGGATATAACTTCAAAAACTTTCGGTACTGCGTCACAGGCTATTGCGGATATGAGTGTCCGTATGAAACAGGATTTGAGTTCTACGGCTGTTCAGGTTGGAAAAGCACTTCAAGATCCTGAACGTGGTATTACAGCACTTAGAAGGGTTGGGGTAAATTTCAACAAAGAGCAAACTGAAGTTATCAAAAACTTAGTGGCCAACGGGAAAAAAGCTGAAGCGCAAACTCTGATTCTCAAAGAGCTTAATACTGAGTTTGGCGGTTCTGCTAAAGCTGCTTTTGATGCTGACCCATTGGCACGTTATAATAAGGCTGTCGGTGGAATTCAACTACAAATGGGTGAAGCGGTTGTTGGAATACAAAAAGTGTTAGCTCCAGGCTTAGAAAGTATCGCTTTGTTTATGAAAGATATTTTTACCAGAATTGGTGAAAATATGCAGCCGGTAATGACTGCTATTGCTCCGATATGGGATACAATTTCTTTAGTTTTCAAAACTGCATGGAACTACATTTCAGAATTTTTGGGTGAAGTGGGTGGAGTTCTTGAATTTCTGACCGGTACAAAATCAACCGGTGATGGTGTGGTTGATACCATGCGGACAATAGGTGCTGTACTTGAGTATTTGAGTTATCCAATAAAAGCCCTGGGTGATATGCTTGTTTTTGTTATTGACAAATTCGGTTTTGTTGCTATCGGTTACGGAATTATTACGGCGGCACAATGGCTTTGGAATATAGCTATGGATGCCAATCCTATCGGTTTAGTGATTGCCGGCGTTGCGTTATTGGTCGGAACTATTATGTATGCCTGGGACAAATTTGGTGTTTTTCGCGGTGGTATTATGGCAACCTGGGAAACTATCAAAGGTTTTGGAAATATCATTAAGGAATACGTTGTTGATCGCATTAAAGGAATTCTATCCGGATTGGGTGGACTGGCAAAGGCAATAGGACAATTATTCTCAGGAAATTTCAAAGAAGCCTGGGCTACAGCAAAACAAGCCGGTGCTGATTTATTAGGTGTTACAGCTGATCAGAATGCAATAAAAAATGCTGCAGCTGCCGGTAAGAAGATTGGTTCGGCTTATCAGAAAGGAGTTTCTGAAGTTGATGCTATTGATAAGAAAAAAGCGGCAGATACTGAAGCAAAAAAGAAAAAAGACACAGACCTTTCAAAAGATAAAACATCGCCAATCATTCAACCAACTGCATTAGGTAGTGGTGGAAAAGGCGGTTTATCCGGTTCTGGTGGTGGCGTTGGTGGTGTGAAAAGCATCACGCAACGGATTGATATTAAAAATTACTTCACTGTGAGTGAAGGAAGCGATGTGGAAGCCATTGCGGAACGTGTGGTAAGAGTTATAAATGACCGGTTGAGAGATGCAACGGTAGCACTTCAGTAATTATGAACGAATACAGACCGCTTGGAATTGGAATTGATACGGCAATAAATTTGCTGGGTGAGGTTTTTGGTGTTGCTGTATATCATATTCCAGGAACTGAAAAAAGTTCGGTTGATGCTGTTTATAATGTTAGTATTGAGAATATAGTTGCTTATGATCGGATGAGCCAGTTTGGTACACCGGTAGTTGGTACTTTCTGGGCTATTCCTGGCGATGTTCCTTATAAAGTTTATAGTGTTGACGGCAAACTTGTTGACAAAGATTTTACGGAATTTGAATTTCCAGTCGCAACGATTGTAGATTTTTCAAGGAATAAGAATATCACCAAAACACCAACGATTGGAAGCGGTGGCACAGTTAAAGAGATATTTGGATTTGATGACTGGAAAATCAATATACGCGGACTATTACTCGATGATTATAGTCGCGTGGGTCAAAAGTCAGCAAAGCAACAGCAGTATTTTTTAATTCGGATGCATGAAATTGCAGGTAGTATTAAGGTGAAAGGAAGAATTTTTGAAGAAAAGTACATATCACGTATTGCTATTGAAAGTTTGTCGATTAGTCCGGTACAAGGTAAACCAGGACTTATTCAATATGAAATGCAATGTTCCAGTGATGAAGATTTTTTAATCAGTGAAGTATGACAGTTGCTTTTTATGGTGAAATTGAATTTCCGGCTACCAAGGTTCGAGGTAAATTACTGATTCGACGATTCAGCAAGGTTAAGATAGTTAGCGGATTTAAGCAACTGACAAGCACTTGTGATATTGTTCTTCCACGAAAGGTGAAAGATTTTGACCGGCAAAAGGTAAATGAAGTTTTTCAGGCAGGCGACCCAGTAATAGTCCGGATGGGCTACGATGGCAATACACCTGAAGAATTTGCAGGATATATATTTTCTGTGACAACCGGTGTTCCGGTAATGATTAGATGTGAAGATGAAATGTATAAGTTGAAGCGTGAAACGGTAAGTATATCCAAAGCGTCGTGCAACTTAAAACAACTATTAACGGCCATTGCTCCAGGATATGCAATACAATGTGATGATGCTCCTATCGGTTCTGTGAGATATTCAAAAAAACTGATCAGTGAGATATTGGATGATTTACAAAAGAAAATGGGCTTTTATTCCTATTTCCGTGGTAAGATATTAGTTTGTGGCCGAACCTCAATAGATGGTGGTCAACGGGTAAAAATAGTGATTGAAAAGCAAGCTTTAGAATCGTTGAAAGAACGAAATGTTGAAAAGGTTTATGTAAGAGTTGAGTCTCTTCAGACAAATGGAAAGATGTTGAAGGGTGAGAAAGGTGAAAAGAAAGGCAATACAATCACTATTAAACAGCCGAATCTTACCAAGATTGAAATTGAACGTATAGTGAATGGTGCTTACGATAAAGCGATACAACCCGGACTTGATGGTGATCTTACTTTATTTGGTATTCCACGCTTGCAGCATGGAATGATTGCAGACCTAACAAGTGTGCTTTATCCAGAAAAGAATGGAGCCTATTACATAGATTCAGTAACAAAAGAAGCTGATACTAAAACTTACCGGCAAGTGGCAAAATTGGGTAGCCGGACAAACTAAATCAAAATGATTTATAATGACGCATTTTAAGCGCGTCTAAGCAAAATTACAACTATGGGTTTGGAAACGGCGGCAGATGAATTCATGATGCTATTTAAACGGCATTTAAGCAGCAATTCACAGGCTCAAATACGATGGGTAACATGCAAGTCGGTGGACTGGGATGCAAAAACAATGGAAGCTGAAGGAATGAGCGACGAATTGGCTTATTATGATGTTGCCCTGGGCTTCGGTTCATGCAATACAAAACCGGTCGTTGAAACTGATTGTATTATTGGAATTCTGGAAGGCCAGGAATCAGTTGCCTGGTTGATCTATGCCAGTGAAACGGAACTGGTAGAATTTAATGGAGGCGAAAACGGCGGTTTGACGAATACTCCGGAACTGAAAACGCAGTTGGATAAAACCAATGCAGTGCTTCAGGCAATTATAACGGTTTTATCGGGAACACCGATACCGGAACCTGGAAGCGGCTCACCAAGTGCATTGCAAACAGCTTTGAAAGCAGCTATCACAGGAAAACAACTTGGTGACTTTGGTCAAATTGAGGATAGTAAAATAACGCATTAAACCCCTCCGCTACGCTCGTCCCCTTTGGAAGGGGACAGTAAGAAGGAAAAAATAGATTATGAATAAGGATAGAAAAGGCATATTATTGACTGAAAACATGGGATTATCCATTAGGGTTATCCGTGATTCTTCGGGCTTGATTACTTCAGGTATAATGGTTGGTGCGTGTGTTGATCAGGAAGTTGTTTGTGTACTTAAATCAAGGCCTTGCGATTTTAAAGAAGACCCTATACTCGGACCGGGACTTACGCAAACTATTAGAAGTAAGTACTCCAGTTCTGAAATTGAATTGAGAATAAAACAGCATTTAACCCGTGTCGGTATTGACTACGAGGACTATAAAGATAGATTAAACATTACAACGAATTGACCCCAAATCCCAAAGGGGCTTAAAAATAAGAATTATGGCAGACTACAAGAAAGCAATCGCAAAAGTCCTTCTTAATGAAGGCGGGTATGTGAATGATCCGGATGATGCCGGTGGTGAAACATACAAGGGTATTAGCCGTGTATACTGGCCGAAATGGTCGGGTTGGGCAATTATAGACATTTGTAAGAAAGATGGTAAGAACTTCCCAAAGAACTGCTATACTAATCCAACTCTCAGCGATCTGGTGACTGGATTCTATAAGTTGAATTTTTGGGATAAAGTAGGTGGCGATGGTATCCGTGATCAATCAATTGCAGACATATTAGTAGATGCTGCAGTTCTTGAAGGTACTGCAGCCGGCATAAAACGCGCCCAGGAGATTGTGGGTTTGGCTATGACAGGCATTGTGTCTCAGGATTTAGTAACGAAATTAAATTCATTGGTATAACCCCTCCGCTTCGCTCGTCCCCTTTGAAAGGGTACATTAGGAAGATTAAAAAGGAATTAAGTGTATGAGAAAGATAGTGTTTTTGTTGTGTTTTGTTTATTGTTTGTTTTCTTGTGTTCATGCCCAGGTAAGTCATGGAAGTGATTCCACGGCTTACTATCGGCAGAAACTTGCAAAGGCAAATGATAGTATTAAGGTTCTCAATCAAAGAACTGTAATGAGCTCTCGCGACTTTGTACGAATTTATAAGTATGAAAGGTTGCTGAAATACTACCGTATTTGCAAAAAGAAGCCTACACAGTGGAAGTATTACAAAGGTTGGTCAACTAGAGTATTTGAACAATAAAAGATAATCTATATGAGACAATTTGTAACAAATTTCCTGAAGACATACGACTGGAATTCATTTGAAGATTTCGCGTTATCAATTTTCCCATCGTACAAATATCAGTTACACGGTGCTGTATTGACTATTTCGGCTCTATCCGGTGTGATCAACTATTTGTTTGGTATTACACCGGCTTTGGCTATTGCCATGTTCTTTGCCATTTTAATTGAGGTTAGTACGGGCATAAAAGCATCTAAGCGAAAGGGAGATAAATTTGAGTCATTAAAATTTTCAAGATGTGTCATCAAGATACTTGTTTGGTTGGCTATACTTTATATAATTAATGCATTCAAGCGTGAATTTCAGGATTCTAAAAACTTAATAGATATAGCAGCTTATGGCTTCTTTAGTTTTGTTTTTGTCGCTTGTCTCACCGGCTTCCTGGTCGAATATGTAACTTCTATTCTCGAAAACGTATCTGTTCTAAAAGGACGGGAGAAAACAGCCATTATCGAAGCTATTCAGGGAGGTTGGTCTAATTTATTGTCAAACATAAAACCGAAGAAAAATGAAAACTAAAATTATATTATTGCTAATGATAGCCATTACCGTGGTGGGATGCAAAACTGTGAAGCAAGCCCAATCGGTATCTCGTACAAATACGACGCAAAATAGCACAGTAAAAGCGTCGAATGTTCATAATAATGATATTTCGTTGAAAGTTGACAGTTCAAAACTGACAATTGACAAAGGTCAAGTATCTGAAATAGTGAACGAAGAAACGACTACAACTAATTACTCGGCTCCTGACTCGGTAGGAAAACAGCATGTTACTTCGGTGACTACCACAAAGCGTGGTATTGCCAGGAATGAAGCTAAAAACCTGCAGGAAAAAAAGCAAAATAAAACTAACCTGGTTGATAAGTCGAACAATAAATCCGACTCGTCAGTAAATAATAAAACAAGCGTAAAAAGTAGCGATAATCAAAAGGTTATCGCTACTACGTCCACCAAAACACCTGCTTGGATTTATATAGTAGTTGTTGTGATCATAATCATTGTAGTTCTTTTTTACCGTAAATCAAATTGGTTTATTTCGATAGTAACAAAGTTTAAAAACCTTTTGAGCATTTTCAAATGATAGTTCTTGAACATCAATCCATTTTCGACCTGGCTGTTATTTGCGCCGGTTCTGCTGAGGCGGCTTATGAGTTAGCTGTTGTAAATGGATTGAATGTGACGGATGATTTACAGGCGGGTGACTTTTTGGACATTGTGGACGTGATTAATGCTGATATCGCGGCTTATTACAAAAATAAAGGCATTCAACCGGCAACGGCATTAATTGAAGCTGCTGAGCGTGTAGTTATGGCCGCTGACGTTATTATCCGTGATGAAAATGTGTTGCAAGGTAATTTCATACCAGTTCTTGAAAATCAAAGTTTTTTTGATCTGGCTATTCAGGAATGCGGTTCTGCTGAAGCGGCCTATCAATTGGCTGAGGTTAATGGATATGATGTTACTGATATGCCGGCAACCGGAACGAAACTAATGCGTATAGCTGCGTTAAAAACAATGGTAGTAGCCTTTTACAAACAAAAAGGTTTATATCCTGCATCCGGAATTATTGAAACGATTGATACTGATTATCGGACATTTGATTTCACATTTGATTTCACTTTTTATTAAAAAAACAACATGGCAAAGAGCGCAACGGAATGGAAAGAGGTTATTGGCAATTATTACATGTCATTGTCTGCTGTTCAAACGATATATAGTTTAACGAGTAACGATCTATTGAATGGTTTTTCAAAAACCTTTTCAATCGTTTCTATTGAGAACCTGGTATTTTATGCCATTGGTTACGCTTGTTTCCTGATTGAATCAATTGTGGAGACGGCACAAACGGCCATTCAGGCCATTGTCGATAAAAACTATATCTGCAACGATGCCTATTGGCATGATGCGCTTGCTGCTTTCCAGAGTGGTGATAATTTAGTACTGAATTCCACTACCAAGCGATATGAATACAGTGTTATAGATTCTTCTAAGCAAATAATCAAGCGGGTAGCCGTACGTGAGAAATACGATACAGATGATTCAAATAAATACAAAGTGTTTTTATATGTTGCCGGCGAAAGCAATGGCGTAATATTGCCGCTTACTAATCTCCAAAAGGCTGAAGTGGATACTTATGTTTCAAAGATAAAGTATGCCGGCGTGTTGACAAAACTTGTATCAGGCGACGGTGATACGCTTGATATTGCTTTGACGGTAAATTATAACCCATTGTTGCTTAACTCAAATGGTGAACTTATCAACGATGGTAGTAAACCGGTTGATCTGGCCGCTGATGGTTATATCGTTGACCTAAATACAAATTACTTTAAAGGTAATTTAAATGTGACCAAGTTCGTAGATAAAATTCAAGCGGCCATAGGTGTTGTTGACGTGAAAATTACAGGTCTAAGCATTAATACAGTGGTTAAGACTGAGCTATGGGGAACGTACGAAAGTACGAATGGTTGGTTTAAAATTGGTTCGCTCACTGTTACCTATCAACCTCAAACGTCAATCTAATGAATATAGATTTTGAAAAACTGTTGAAGCTGCTTTTACCTACGTTTTTACGCAGTGGGTTAGTTGATTTGGTGAAAGCTATTGCTTACCCATTTACAACGATCTATACAGCATGGAAAACTTGGTATAATGATATAATACTTCAGTCGTCCATCACATGCCAGGTGATATATTTGGAGTTGATTATCAATTACCGGATTTTTGGCAGTTATAATAGAGTGATCTTTATAACCGATGGTGATCAGGTAACTTACGACTTTATTGTAAATGTGCCTTCAGGAACGGTTTATAATGTTCAACTGCTTATCGGATTGCTTGAGAAGTATAAGGCCACAGGAAAGCGATATACAATCAACCAAACGGCTTATGAATATGAATATGAGTGGGGTTCGCAGGTTTGCGAAAAAGTGGATAGAACCTTCGATTTTGTATGGAGTTCGCCGGTATGCGAAAAAGTACAACCAACTGAGAATCTGATTACGATTCAAAAATCAGGTAATAGTGTTGTTGCTAGTTCTCAGTTCCCTGTTACAAGTCATTTGATGATAGATATCGGAGTTTATGACTCTGGATTAGATCAACATTATTATACAGCTATCGAAATTGTTCAGGGAGCATCGTCAGGCACTTCATATCACGAATATACTTTCAATGTTATTGATCTTGTTCATCTAAATATCACTGCCGATGATAACTATGTTTATACCTATACAATAATTTAATTATGGCATACATTAACACAGGTTACCAAAGGGCAACCGAACTAACAATCAGAGTCAAAGATAATGGTACTGTTGTAACAACGGCTACTTTGCCGCTTATGTCAGCATTCACGCAGTCCGGCGTTACTTATCCGGCTGTGAACTCAACGCAGATAGCACAAATGTCGCTAACTGATTACAATGCACGTGTAACGGCTTATGCTGCTTATGTTACTGCAAACTATCAGAGCCAATATCCAGGGCTTTCAGTTTCATCGACTGGAGCTCGTGTTCAAAACTTAACTTCATGCCCTATTTAATATGAGCTTAGCTTCTTTAATTGCCACTGCCCGTGTAAAATGGGCACAAATACGGAATGAGACAGAAAAGTATGCCAACACGCATCAGCGTGTGGCCGATGCAGCTGATGCTATATTGGATGTGGTAGCTGAGGCTGCGGGAACTGATGGCGTTACTCCTCATATTGGCACAAATGGTAATTGGTATATAGGTACAACCGATACCGGTGTAAAAGCTCAAGGAGCGGATGGTGCAGCGGGTGCTGATGGTATTACTCCCCATATCGGCGTAAATGGTAACTGGTTTATTGGCACAACTGACACAGGTATAAAAGCTCAAGGAGTAAATGGTGCTGCCGGAACTGACGGCCTTACTCCTCATATTGGCGTAAATGGTAACTGGTATATAGGCATAATAGATACCGGTGTTAAAGCACAAGGAGCGGATGGTGATGTGGGTTCTGCCGGAACTGATGGTGTTACTCCTCATATTGGCATAAATGGTAACTGGTTTATTGGTACGACAGATACAGGTGTGAAAGCACAAGGAACTAATGGAACAAACGGAACTAACGGTACAAACGCACCCCTTACAATTTCACTTTTCAAACAAGGAACGAATGGTATAACCTATCCTGTTAGGTTTAAGTGGCCTACTGATAAGACACTTGGAAGTGTTTTGCTTATGAGCAATTGCGTATCAATTTCTGCTAGTATTGGAGCAACAAGCTATGATCATAATACTTTGGTTGGAGTAACATTGACTGCAAACACAGAATTGGTTATTAATGATATTACTATAAATACAGGATATTCAAATGCTAATGCTTTAATTATATGCAATTGATAAAGATAACCGATAACATAGAATTTAATCCCGAACTAAATCTTTCAGGACAATCACCAGAATTCAAGGAATGGTTTAATCTAGTGAATCAACAAATTACAGATAAAACAGTCCCTGATTCATTGGATGAGTATGACCGACCAGTTAGTTTCACCATACAAGTTGGAAACTTAGTTGTAAAAGTATTTTGGTTGTATATTTTTCAAGAGAAATCAAGTTGGGCATGTTCTGATTTTAAAATTGAAATAACACGATAATATGGCAGCAATTTTTTTTAAAACAAGGTATTTTCCTAATGTTGATGGAACTGAAAGCACAACGGCTATAACAAATGCAAATACGACATTTTTGCATACTTATTTAGGAGATGATTCTACTGGTGATGGTACACGTGAAAAACCATACCGAAGTGCAGCAAAAGCATTATTAAAGGGATTGACTTATATATTGTTTAGAGGCGTTGTAAATGAAGCTATGTATTCAAATACGGCGTATTTAATTGGAGATGATATAAATCAGGTTTTAATAACTAATAACTATGCTGTTGGTATATTCATGTGGCGTTTGACTGTTGATCAACCATGCTTTAATCAACAGGGTCACTTGAATAATATAATATCACGAGGTGATTCAACTCGAGGTTTCGGTGGTTATGTTGGTGGAATGGGTAGTTATAGTATTATTATTGGTTATTTCTCTGTGTATGGTGGAGGTACTGTTGGATCTGCTCTAGCAAAAATAACAGCAACTAAGCATTTAGACATAGGTTCTCTGTTATCGGTGGGATATGGGAATAAATGGAGGATTTCTAATTCGTTATTTAATGGACTTAATTTTTCGGCGGCTACAATAGGTCAATTAGACGTGTTGGGAGTAACTTTTAAAGCTTCTTCGATTTTCAAATATGGAGGGGTAAATATTGTAGTTCCTGCATTCGGTAATGACAGCCTTCAGAATATAACGCTACTAAAGAATGCCTACATTGCTGCTGGAGCAGCAAGTTCTGGATTAGAATTACTTTTCTATAAGGATACATTTGGAAATCAGACCTGTCGTATTATAAATGAAACCTTAAGCGGTGGTAATGCGGTAAATGTATTTAATGGTTATTCAGCAAAACTAACTGGTGCACTTTCGGCTGCAATAACAGCAGGCTCAGCAAAGACATCTATAACACTAACTGTTGCTGATTCAAGTTTATGGCCAACTTCTGGAGACTTATTTCTACCAACATCTGCTGATTATATTTCTAATGGCATAACAATGCCTACAGGTAGTATTGAGGTGTTTACATATTCATCTATAACGATAAATAGTTCGACATCTATAACTTTAAATGGTAGTAGTTACACGTTTAAGGTAGCACATTTAATAAATTCAATGTGTACAAAATATGGTAATATTTTGGATATAACACTGAATCCTGACCCTACAAATGAAGCAATTTATTGTAGTTCTCTAGGTGATTTTGTTGGAGGATTAAGGCCGGCAGTAAATGGTATAATTACATCAGGAGCCAACATTGTTAATGTAAATGATGACGGCACTGATACGTCAACTCCAGGTACCCTTATGACTGTTGATTCGGCAGGTAATTTGATTTTCAATACCAGTTCTCAAACATGGAATAGATTAAGAGATGCCAATACTATTTACATTCCTGTTGGCTCTAATTTCAAAGGTATGTCAGCAATGAGCCAAGATGGTTCACCTTTCGGGAACTATCTTGGAAAAAAACAAAACTTGATTGATACCAATATTGTCAATCCTGGAGATGCTCTCGTTGTCGGGCAAATGTATAAGATTTTCAATGATACAGCTAACGATGTGACTAAATCAATCGTGTATAATGGCGTAAATTATCGACCTGAATAC